TTCCTCCTGCGACCTCTTCACCCTGTCCGGATCAATATCCGGAATCTTGCCGAGCATGTAGTCCAGGTCCACGACATTCGCGGTGTACAGCGGCAGCCATACGTTGACAAGCTCCTGCATCTTCGCCTCGGTCACTTCCACAATCTTCGCCTTAACCGGGTTCTTGTCAGGGTTATATCCAGTCTGGAACTTCTGGGCCATAACGAGCGCCTTGTAGAACAGCTCCTCGTAAAAACCCGTCCAAACGTTGCGCTCCTTGTTGCATGATGCGTTAATGAACTCGAACAGATCGGTATTACCCTGTATAGCCACACGACCGTTTCTTCGCGTAAAATAAACCCCCGTCCTTGTATTAAAGCAATAGACAATCCCGCTATAATTAACCTTCTGTATATCAGATTTGAAGATGTGCCTATTTTTCTTACGGAAAAATTCAACACGCCAGTTTTCGCATAATATTTTATTAATTGAAGATATTTTCTTATTACTCCTTACATTGCCGGTAGAATATCCAAGTTTAAGCATAATTTCTTGGACGTCGTCTATCAGCCTTTTTGAATTAGAACAATAATATCCTCTTTTGCCCTTTTTGCTTTTTTGCGCCAGATGTCCATCGCCAAGCATTAAAGAATCAAATAGAATATTAAGCTGATGAATTGGCAAGTTTTTGAATATCGCTGGTATTTTCTTTGTTTTATTTCCTTCTCCAAAATTACTCTTCAGGTATTCAGCAAGACCAGAATGATGGATATGCCAACGGACACAACCCTTATTTACTGCCCTATTAAATCTTAATCCTAACCTTAAAAGACAATCGTTTATTCTATCAGCTTTTTCACCTTCATTTTGGGCAATATGGATTATAGAATGATATTGCTTTTTTCTTTTGCCGGTAGTCTTATATAATCCACATCCACCTTCAGAAAGATAATAACCGAGAAACTCAACGAAATCATTGACTTTGAATTTCACCGGTTGACTATCCCTATTTTTATAAAAAGAATCGTGCTCCTTGACAATGATCTCTTTTATCTCTTCTCCATTCCAATTATTGCAATTATCTCTAAATTGTATTCTGAACCTATTGACTAAATCTTTCGCCTGTATTTTTTGCCAAATCATTTCTTTCCCGCCGCCTTTACCAAAAAACTTGCCTTGCTTGGCAAATGTCCACATTTTATGGTCAGGAGTAACCATAATATCGTTTGATTTATTTTTGAAATGTATCATTTCTCCTTCATATCTATGGACATAAAGCAATTTAGGCTTTTCAAATACCATTGAATTATTGCTGGGGTCAAAACATGCTATCTTCTCATCATTACCGATTTCATAATATTTTTTCCACCCGTTCTCTGTTAAAGTTTCGGTCTCTTCATCGTAACAAGAAACCGCCCTGTTGCTCATCAGCTCCGGATAACCGAGGAAGTGCACCGGAACGCCCGTGGCCCCGGATATTATCTTGGCATTGGCAATGATTTCTTTCTCCAGAGCTGTCGCGCCGGCAACATCAGCCCCCACGAGTGTGTATTCCGCCTTAGCCAAGATAAGCAATTTTCCAATTTTCCAATTTATTGTTTTTATCTTATCACTTATCGCCTGGGCTGATGCGACATCTTCGCACTTTATTACCGGAGTGGGCGAGGCAAACAGCCCGTTGATCCTGCGCCAATCATACATCGCCTTGTCGAGATTCTCGCACTGCGTGAGGACCTTGGCTACCTTCGGCATAACGTCGTTGACCTTAGTGATGCGCCCGGAGAACTTCTTATAGACAAATTCACTGGCATCGAGCACCACATCTTTATCTCCCATCGTCACATTCTCTCCTGAATACCCTGAATCATCGGAGGATGAGGAATCCCGGTATTTAACCTTTTCGTATTTCTTATAGTCGCCCTCGGCGCAAATTACTTTATACCCCGTAGTGTTATAAGAAACGAATCGCACGTCTATCTGCTTCTTCTCTTTATTCGGGATCAGCCTGACAAGCACGCGGCCTTCAAGCTCGGCCTCTTTGGCCAGCTCCTGCGGCAACTCTTCATCCAAATCATTGTATCTGATGAATTCCTGTATAAACTCAAACTCGCGCGAATCCTTCTTCTCGGATATCGGTTTCATTCCCTGGCCAATGATGAACGCGCTGCGGATGTCCACGATGTTCCCAACCTGCAATACCCCCCAATCAGCCGTGCCTTCATACTTCTTGCAAAGCTCATTGATGGCCGTCCGGTAATCCTGATAGGCATTTCCGACATAGCTCTTGCGCGTCTCCACCTCTCCCAGCAGGATGTCGACAGAGTGCTGCAAATCTTTAACTTGGCTCCGAAGCTCCTTGACTTCCATCTTTCTGGGAAAAATATTAAAATTCATGCTAATCCAGCCTCCTCTGCCATCAACTGTTCCACGATACCGCATATCTCGGACACATCGTCGATTGTGATTAGCCCATATCTTCCTTGATATACCCAGACTACCACATTGGCCTCAATCTTTACCGGCATGTCAAGATGCATACAATCCTCCGAATTTAATAGACATCATGAGACGAGGTGAACACGCCGCCGTCAGATTTCTTAATGTATGGCTCGAGAGCATACCTGAGCCCATCAGGCGCGTGATTATGCTTGTCGACAGGAATCGGGAGTATTTCTTGAGTAATCCTGTCCTGCTTCCATCGATAATTTTCAAAGTTATGCTTTGCCCCCTGGCAGCGGGGATGAATAATAATCTTTTCAAATGAACGCAGAAACTCGATGCCGTCCTCCACAGAACCCGGCCCCTTGGCAGCTCCGACAATATTGAATCCTTCATATTCTTTCCCATCTTTGCCAACTGTTTTCTGGGATAGATGATTAATGGTGTCAGGCCTGGCAGAGTCAGCGCGTATAGTCCACTTATGAGATTCAGGTACTTTTTCATAAGTTTTATGCAGGTCTCCAATTTCAACCCCAACACCATAAACTTCATCTGAGACATATAGGAATTTATTTTTAATAAAGCATCTCCCCATCCACATAGCATCAACCGAATATCCAAAATCTGCTCCATAGAAGAACTGTGTCCCGAACTCTGGATAGTCAAATTCCTCAATAACAAATTTATCTTTGAATATGAGTGCATCGGCGTAACCTTTAAGCTTTCCAAGCCAGATATGGTCATAAGCATCCTTGTCAACTTTCTTACACCATTCCATCTCTTTATGAAGAACTTCTGGAAAGTAATCATTATCCGCATACGACACCTCTTCGATAGCGCAATCCGGAGGAGGATGTAAAACAAAGCGTTGATATGCAGGATCGCTTTCTAACTCCGGATTGAATGTAATAATAATCTCTGAATTTTCCTTGCGGATAGTCGGTATTAAAATCTTTAATGAATTCTCCGAAACCTTGTTCCCTTCCTCTACCCAACAAATATCTATTCCTTCGGTTGATTTTATTTCGTCTATGTTGTGCCGGAGCCCCTTGAATATAAATTCCGATCCGGTTGTTGATTTGATTACGTCTTCGCGAATAACAAAATACTTCTTTAATCCCAAAGCTTCTATCCGATCGCATAATAATTTGTGTACTGAATCCTTTATTGAATTCTGAATTTCTCTGGTGCATAAAATGCGCAATTTTTCCTGGCAAGCCCGGGCGATTAAATAATCCGCGACTGCCCAAGATTTCTGTCCCCCGCGACCCCCATAAAGAATTTTGTATCGCTTGCCCTGTGCCCCGAGTACGCGCCGGCACTTCTTCGACATATAAGTGCGAATTATTAAACGATTCTCCAGTATAGATATGCTCATTGTGGCGCATTAGATTTATCTGGTTGTGGTTCTTTATCCTGAAATATGACCACAGGAGGTAAAAGCGGAGTACCTCCTGGCCCCGATACTTCCGCTTTTTCAGTAAGCAACTTATGATGTTTTGATAAAAGTTCAATAACTTTAGTTTTATCCCAGAATTTAATTTTCTTAGTAAAACCAATAAGTTCTCTATTTTCTCCCCTTCCCTGGTATTCTTCAAAAACTTCGATACTGGCTATGGCTTTACGCGCTTCTTTCGGAATAGAAGCAATGTCCTTAAGGCGATTATTTTCGTCATAAACTATATTAGGATCAAAACTTATAAGATAATAAATTTCACTAATAACAAAATCAGCCGTTGCCTTTGTGCGTACGGCTCTTTCGTCAAGCAACTGTTGGACATATTCTTGGATATTAGGTTTTGTCAATAATTCTGAGGCGATTGAAGCAGCGGTATCTTTCGAATACCCGGCACGGATTGCGGCTTGGGCGCCGTTTAAATCCACAATATACTCTTGACAAAATCGTATTTGCTTATCAGTCATCTTTAAATTATCCATAGTTTATTTATATACACAAAATGCAACAATGTCAAGGATTATTATGTCTTTTATAGGATATAAATTATTGCTCTCAAAGTCCCCAATTGCCCCAAAAAGGTAGTTAACCCATAAGTCTAAACATATCAAACAGTTACGAAAGACTTAACCACCTTAACCACCAAACCACCTATTTCTATAACTTTCCTACAGTTCTGTTATGTTACCTAATAATTCCTGTTAGGTAATCTAATAGTATATTATTACTCTATAAATAAGGTGGTTAAGGTGGTTAAGGTGGTTATATATATAGGAGACAAGGGGTTAGTGGTTAACCACCTTGTGGGGTTAACCACCTTCAAGGTGGTTAAATGGGGGTTTACTTGACAAAATAAAAACGTGCGGCGGTGAAAAATCCTTGCGGCGACAAAGAAAATAAATCCTAAAAACCCCTTGACAAAAAATAGATTGTCAGGTATACTTAGATTATAAGAGACAACAGATCGCGCCTCGGACGACAGGGGCTGAGACAGGAGGACGAAATGAATAAAAAAATACTAAATAACCGGGACGAAATGCTGATCCGAAAAACTGATTACGACGACCCTGACTACCCTGAAAAATATTACGTTTGTTACGCCTCTGACGGCGGTGCGGTCAGTAGTGATACCCATTATAGACATTTTAGCACTAAAAAATCAGCCAGAGAATATATAATCGAAAATAATGGACGGGAGGTAACCGAATGAATTTAAACCCCTCAATATAATTAACCCGGCGGGGCTAATCACCCCACCTTATTTTTTGGAGGTAGCAACTGCTGATGATAACCACACAAAACGCATTAGAAACGATTAAAAACAATGGGTATTCTGAGGTAACTGCTGATATTGTTACGCTGACGCTTACGCCGGATGACGACACCAAGACAATAACCACCTATAGGCGTATATAATAATAGTTTCATTGGCCCGGCTAACCCCGGGCCTTTTTTTAAAAAGGAGCCAATATGGATATAAAATTACTCAAAAAAGGTATGAAGATAAACGGAAAATATTATCCGTGTTTTTATTCTCCCGCGCGGAACAATTTACACGGAAACGCCACGATATATATCAAGAGTTATGACCCCTTACCGGAGGAGGCTCATAAAATCTTGCAGGTAGAAAATCAGTCAGATATGAGGACGGATTATTTTGAAAAAGATAGGATTAGGATTGCGCCGGATAGCCCTTATTTTGCGAGAGTGGAGGCTTTGGCGTTATGATCAAGCTTATCTATCCCGACCCCGCCAAACTCAAGGCCGCCGGTGTCAAGCCGGTTGCCTCTGTATCTCTGCGCTGGACAGACAGACATCCGCAGTCGTCTTATGGGCAAGGAGTCTTACTCTACGGTAAGTCCTCAGACATCTTTGACGGCCAATCATTCCGGGCGGCGCGTGACCATTTCGGCGCGCAGCTGGTATATAACGATATCGAGTTGCGTAAGATCTCCAGCGCCCTGGGTGTGCCGCAGGATGAGCCAGGGATTATTGAGGCGTATACGCAAGCGGGATATGCCGCTCTCAAGAGTGTATCTCGGCAGTATATAGGTGAGCTGGTGGCGGCAGGGAAATTGCGGACGATTAGGTTGGGCGAGCTGGTTTTTGTAGTTTAAAATTCCTCAATTTCCACCTGTTCTGGTTTACAAAAAACCCAATTTCGGCAAACCTTCCCATTAACCATCGATAGCTTTTTATTGTATCCCAAAACCCGCAAACACCGGCCAAGCCGCATTTGGGTTGCTTTATCCAACTTGTCTGTTTTTATACCAAAACATCCCTCAGCAATCTCAACCACTGTGTAAGGCGGAGTATTACGCGCCAGATAATCTCGCAAGACATCCTCCCACTCATCAGACTGGCGGTTAGCCTCCTGGACTGCCTTTGTCGCCTCTACCGGCACGATATGCCACTCCTCGCCGGCTTTAATCCGCGCTACCGCCTCAGCAAAGAGTTGATCGCGGTCAGTTTTAATCGCTTGCGGGTTTATTGACCCGCAGTCTACCGGCCAGAACCGGCGGCCGCCGGTATGATCCCGCAAAACCTGGTCCTCATTTGTTGTGCCGACAAAAACACACTGCCGGGGGTAATCCCGCGCCGCGCGGCCATAAGAAGCACGGTAGCGATCGGTTGGCGCGGATACAACGCGCTTGATTGTGTTTACCTCGGCGCGGTCGAAAGTATCCAGTTCCCCGATTTCGATTATTAACTTGCCTTGTAAAATCTGGTAAAAATCTTTAGTAAGCACCGATTCTTGCGCCTCGGCATACCATTGCCCGCCGATTATACGCAAAGATGTGGATTTGAAAGACCCCTGGGGGCCTTTGAGGATGAGCATATTATCGAGTTGACATCCGGGTTTATAAATTCGCGCGGCAAGGCCAAGCCAAAAATTGCGGCTGACCGCTAAGGTATATTCCGTTTCTTCGGCGCCCATATAGGCAGGGAAGAAGTGATCTATGCGCGGCGTGCCGTCCCAGACAAGCGAATCCATCCACTCGCGCGGCTCGTTGCGCACGTGGCCCGCGGCATAGGCGCGGACGGCCTTGGATATAACCTCGTCAGACATCCGGCGAATACCGAAAGCGCGCTGGAACTCTGCCGCAAGAAGAATATCGTCCACGTCTGTCCACTCCCGGTTAACCCCGTTTTGTTTGGTGAAATACCGGGAGTAAAACTCGTCATACCAG